AGGATGGCGTTATCGGTGGCCCCTGTGGAGCCGCCGATTCCCGCGCTCCCGCCGCCGCCAAAGAAGCCGCCCATGGCCTACCCCTCTAGGATCGAGAAGTTCGATCCCGTGGTGGAGGACAGCCACCAGACCCCGCCCGTGGGGCAAAAGGCATCAAAGGTCAATCCTCCCCCGGCAGAAAGCTGGATGCCTTGGGTGGTGGTGGGGGAAAATCCGATCCCGATAGTGACGGTGCTGGTGGCGATGTTTTGGACAAGAAGGAATTTGCGGGAATTATTCGTCACCGCAGAGGTTAAAGTTGCCAAATTGGCCGTAGCCACCGAACCGAAGCGGGTGGTTAGTGCGCCGTTGGGATTGTTGGCCGTGACCGTGCCGGAGATTGGGAGACTTGATCCAACAGCATTTACCCCAGTGCCAATATTTTTTATATTAATATTTAGCGAATCATCTCCGCTTTCATATGGATTCCAATTATTGATTGGCGTAACAAAAGCTGGAAAAGTATCAGACCCTATATTAAGGTTTGCAGTCACCGTTCCCGCCACGGTCTGCGTCCCTGCAGGATTGGCGGTGACCGTCCCCGCAATCGTGACGGTGTTGCCGACCGTGACCGTGCCGGAGACGGGGACATTTCCCACAACTCCTTGCAGAGAGACAGGCAAAAGCTCGCCAGTGTTTGCACAGAAATAGCTTAATGCATCATTTAAATTTGCAGAATTTAGATTGGCCGTCACCGTCCCCGCCACGGTGACGGTGTTGCCTACCGTGACCGTGCCGGAGATGGGGAGAGAGCTGTTCGGGCCATTGCCTTGCACGCAGAAAGGATTGTTTGGAAGCCCAAATAAACTTAAGGAATCATCAACAATTTGTGAAATAATTGGGCTTGGAAATGTACCCACATTTGCCGTGACCGTCCCCGCCACGGTCTGCGTGGCCGGGAAGTTGGAGACAGAAACAACGCTTCCGCTAACTGCGCTTGTTATGTTTGCAATGGCATTTGAGCCAAGGGATACAACCGTATGGGCAACAATATGTTCCCCGCCCGTGACTACGGAGGAAAGCGTGGTTGCGGACTGATTTCCGTCTAATACTGGAAGAGCCATTTCTTAAATCTCCTTGTTAAATTGCCCCAAGATATTGAGAGTTTCGGTGATCGTTGAATTGGAGTGCGGCAACATAAGCCGCCGCTTGCGAGTCAACGGGTGTTGCGATGACCCTCATCGTCAATCCCCTTTGCCAAGCCCTAGCGGGTGTCCTTATGGTTGGGGTTTGGCCTGTGATTTGAGCCATATAAATGACTGCCGGAGCCGCTATTTGGGCATCTATCTTTGAAGCTAGGGTTGGCGTTTCCGAATAAAAGGCTTCAAAAATATCACAATATTCTTGGTCAAAAGCCTCTTTCGTTGTCTTAACTGCCGTGTCTGAATAATTGACCGCTACGCCTAATTCATAAACGCCTGTATAATTGCCTAAAACTTGTGATCCTATGGATGCCGAAATTGTGACATAGGGGAAAAGCCTTTTGCCTGTCCTGTTTGTGGTATAGACATTAAGGCCGGAGATTCCTGTTAATAGGGCGGCAAGCCCATCCTCGACCTGATATTGTATGGATTGACTCATTTCTTGGCGGTTGCGATGATGTCCAAGGTTATCTCTTTGGCCCAAGTCCGATTTCTTGCTATGATGGAAGGGCTTTCTGATGTCATCTTTGCGTTGTAAATTGTGATATTTGAGGCCGTGGTTGATACAACCGCTAGATTTGGATTTTGATAGAACTTGCCCACAATCTCTTGAAACTTGGCATCAAAGGCTTGGCGGGTTATGGAATCAGCCCTTTGGTTGTAGGATAAGACCGCAGAGACATTGAAAATTCCCGTGAAAGTTCCTAGTTGTTCATTCCCAAGGGAAGCCCTTGCCGAGACAAAGGGAAGCGTTCTGGCCGTCTCCCTTTCGCTTGTATAATAGGAAATCCCTGTGACTGAATTGATGGCCGAGATAAGGGCATTCTCAACCTCCCTCTCGATTGAGGCCATTTTAGGTCGTTATTTCTGCGAGTTCGATTGTGTAGGAAATTCCGTCTGGGGAAAGGCTGAAGCTCGCAATCATCCTCTCGTTTCCCGCCAAGGTGACTAGCTGGCCGATTGCCGGGGTCGATACCACGCCAGCACAAACCACTAGGCTTTGGGTAATCCGAAAAACCTCTCCGCCCACATCCAGTTCGGATGAAGTTGCCAAGTCCGTGACGCTTGCGGAAACCGCATTGGTCGCAAGCCCTGTCACGCTAGTCCATAAATCGTTTATGACATAGGACAAGTCGTTGCCGAAATAAGAGGTGGAAATAGCCCCGCCCATCAAACCCACCCCTAGTGTCAATCCATCCTTACTAGCCCCTCAAATTCAAAAACATTCTGAACTTCTGCCTCGTTCTTTTCTCCCCAAAATCGGCTTTCCTTGTCCCTCCTTACCGCAGAGGCAAGAATAATTGGGGACGAATTAACCGCCCAAAACTCATCAGCCCCCCGGATTGCCTTCGCCATCTGTTCTATGGTTGGAGCCGTGTAAGTGATTAGCCCCTGAATCTGGAACTCTGGCGGACAAAGAATGATAATATTGTCTTTACCAAGCTCCTTTGCGGCTGTTTGGATAAGCTCCAATGGGTTTCTCTTATAGGTCTGCGATATTCCAAATGGAGCTATAAGATTGTATTTCTCTGGCAACCCCAAGGCTGGCTTTTCATCCAGCCTGTCCAAGATAATATTTGTTTTATCTGCATCCTTGATTCTTGGGTCTGAATATACAAATTCATGCCAAGGTTTTTTTGATTTTAGGAAATCCGCATATCGGGAAGGCCAAATTTCCAAGTTTATGACTTCCGCATCCCAATGGGTTTCGCCTAGAGGCTTGGCATAGGAAACCATATCGAACACGCCGTGATATTTTTCAAAGCAATCAAAGAAAACCTCATGGCCTTGGTCGGTTAGATATTTGCAAGCTGGAAGGCATCGAAGAACATCCCCCAATCGTTGCTGATATTTGATGATCTTAGGTTGCATCATCTACCACGCTCCTGTCCTGAACATGGGTAAAATATCTATTTAGACGAACCGGGCCGTGGGTCTTTTGTAGCTCTTCCCAAGACTTTAGAAGTCCTGCATAGCCATAAAACTGCTCCTTAAAACTTACCTGATTTTCTGTCGAGTAGGCAAAATGGTCAAACACCATGCCAATCTCCTCGGTGATTCCCCTTGGGATTCTGATTGGTTGATGATTTAGAATGGGCGGTTCATGGCTGGTAAATTCGATGCCCTCTCCCCATTTCCATGCTCGATACCATTCATAGGGATAAGCCCCAAGGCCGGAGCGTGAAACAACAACTTTTTTCCCTATGTAGTAGTTGCAAAAGAATTGGGCGGATGTTCCCGGCGTTCGATCAATCAAAAGCCTATAAACATCCTCCATTTGTTTTTCCGTCCAAAATTCATCAGCGTCCTGTTCCATTACAACCCCCGACTCCACCCCTTCCAACGCCCTTCGTATCATTTCAATCTTTCCATCGAAAGGCTTGTTTTGATATTGGAAAGATACCTTTGGATGCTTTAGGTTTTTAAGATATTCGTGCGTTCCGTCTATTGAGACAAAATCCTTATGCCATTTGGAGGGAACCTCCTTGCACCATCTAGTGCAATTTCTTGGATTGCTAACCCCCTCGACAATCCTCCATTGCCAAGGGATAGTTAGCTTTTGATATGCCTGTAATTTTTTAGAAATAAAAGGCTCCCCGTTCAATACGATTGTGAATATGGTTAGCATTGCGTAAGAACCCTAACCCAAACAACATCATCGTATCTTTTTATAGATTCAATTTCATAGGCTAGTTTGTTGATTCCGCTTTCCCACATCGTTTCTTTTGTTTCCAGCCCAGCCTGAACAATGTTATATCCATTCATGGACATATCCCTTGGGTGATCTCTCTTTTCTTTTACCCATTTCTGGTAAAGATGTTCTGGCCTGTTCGATGGAACTCCCGCAAATTCAGCCCTTCTTTTTAGACAAATATCCTCTCCGCCCCAAACCTTGTAGTGGCTTGGGAAGCCGTTGCATTTTTCGTAGGCATCAGCATAAAAGGCGCAGAGCGATCCAATCCCGCCATCGTATCCGTGAAGCTCAAGAAAGCCTTTGTTGTGATGAAAAAACTCATCGGGCAATGGTTCTATGGGAATCTCATAATCCGTATTGCATTGGATAAACAAAAATTTCTTATCATCGGTTGCGGCCACCTGAAACCCGGCATTATACAAAAGCCCCCTGTTCCACTCCTTTTCATCGGCTTGCTCGATCACATAGATTTTATAGATAACCCCAAGATTCTTTTTCATTACAAGGCGGATGTTTTCTATCCATTGGGAAAGCTCTTTTTTCCTAAAGGATTGATCCCCGATTGCCCTGTGCGCCGCCGTCCAAGCAATCTTCATTTCCTAAAAATGGCACACCCATTCCTCCAAGATTGCTCCTCCCATAAAAGAGGATGCCCCGCTGTTTTTAGCCATTGGTAATTCCCATAATTTTTAATGTCGTTGGTGTCGTCTAGGGCAATGATTCCACCATCCCTAACCTTGGGAAAGAACACCATAAAATCTGCCCTGCCAGAAAATGCGCCTCCGTCCAACAAAAGAAAATCAATCTCGCTTCTTAATGTTGGATGCCCCCAAGTATAGTTAGATGCGACTCTAAAATCTTCCTTGTGCCATTCCTTAATTTGCTCCAAGGGATATTGATTTAGATTGGTTCTGGTGGTTCTATAAAAATCTTCCACGGCCTCAACGCTCATCCACATCATCGGATTGCTTGAAAGCCAGTTAACCGCCAATCCTCCCTGCCTTGAGTCTAGGTTGTATTTGTGTCGGCCTATGCGGTCTGGATGAATCTCGAAACTAATTAGCTCCCTTGTCCTAATACATTGCGTTGAGCCGTCCCCGGTTCCTCCCCCTATCTCAACCCCAAAAGAAAGCCCCTCGCTGTATTTTGCTAGGGCTTGTCCAAATGGGTCTTTGAGGGTTATTTCTTGCATTTACCTATGCCCAAGAGTTTGCTTTTCGCTTTTCAAAAATAGCTTTCCCTTTTTCATAAAATTCTGGTTTGTTATGGTTCTTTATTAGATCATCCGGCTTCCCGCCTGTAAAGAGAGGGTTTTCGTGTTTGAATTGAATATGTTTGGCTTCAATCACAACTCCATCATTATAAGCCCTTTCCGTAAATTCGTTATCGGAATAAATGCCATCGCTTTCCTGATAGTCTGGATGGAACATATAACCCCCCTGCCTTTCGAGCCTCTTTTGCGTCAGAATCGCCATGCAGAGGAGTTT